TATCTCCACTTTTGTCTGTTATTGGTCTGTATAATACAGCCATCGCATTGTGCATCTTTTCCCACTTGCCAAAGTAATTATCTAAGTCGCTAAACTCACCTAAACTAATTTCATCTAAGTTAGGGATAAAACCAAAGTTAGTATTACCTAATTTAAATATAGGTTTAAGTTTATATTCAGCACTAAACATTTTGTTTATTAAATCTATAATTTCGTCAACTTCTTTTAAAGGAATTGTAGGAACTAATTTTAAAGGTACATTACAAAATATTTCTATCATTTTCTGCTGTACAAAATCACTCTCTGGGTTATTCTCCATAATAGATAAAAACCTTTGATACTGATCTAAAGTAATTTCATTTAAAGAAGTCGGTATAGTTATTTGTAGTTGCATATTTTATTTTAAAAATAATTAATTAAGCTATTTGTATAAAGCAAAAAAGGTAGCCATTTCTGACTACCCTAACCAAACAAAATTTAATCTAACTAATTATGAAACTCTTTCTCTATAATGCAAATATAGTTCGCTTATTTTATCGTTTAACTCTTGGTCTTGTTTATATATTTGTTTACCTTGTATCTTGCTTCCGTTTATATTTATTTCTATCTTTACTTTGTTAATCTTTCTTTTGCCTTCCATATAAAATTCCTGTAAGCAGATAGGGTATATTGTAATACCATTTTCTACACACCATTTAAAAGCTTCCATTCTTTTATCGTAGTCCTTTAAGTATTCCCTCAATTTCATTTGTCAATAGTATTTGATCGGTTGTTTTAAAATAATCTCTAAGTTTAGTTAATTCTTTTCTAGTGCTAGATATTTTAGCTTCTAGTTCTTTAACGTATATCTTAGCTTCATCACTTTCAAAGTCCTGATTGTGCCAGAAGTTTCTTTCGTTGCTATACTCCCAATCACCCGTCCAAGTTTCTGTAGGATCTATCATATTCTTGCTATTTGAATTATTACATAGATTAAAACTAAATAAGCAAATGTAAGCTGTGGTCTTTTGTTCTGTAAAAAGTATTTCATAGTGTTTTATTAAAGTATGTCAATAGTTTGATTTTGTTCGTGGTTTAAACCTTCGTAAAACTTGATTTCTTCTATTTCATTATTAACTATAGTTTCAATAATATAATTTGCTAAAAATAAATCTCTTTTATCTGCATCTTTAGGAAATACAGTAAGCCTAAATGTAATCGGGTAATTTTTTTTATTTTCCATAATGTTTGTTTTTAAGTTATTGTTTTATTTTGATACAGCAAATATATAATGCTTTTTAATACTAAAAAAAACTTTAACAAAATTTTAACAAAACTTTAACATTTGAATAGCTACTTGATACATAGCTTTCATCTTCTTAATCTCACCTACAGTTCTAGGTAAATTGATTTGTACTTCTTTTCCTGTGCTATGATGTATGTAGCATTGTATTACTGCTATTATTTCTCCGTAAGTCATTAGTAAACGAAGTAACTACCTTTATGTGGATTCTCTAATTGTGAAGTTAATGCATATCGTGTAGCATCTATTGCGTGATTGTATGCATCTATTGGTTTATTTAGTGTATTACCTTCCTTGTCTTGCATCCAAGTATAGTTAGCTAATTCTTTCTTTAGGTTCTTGCTTCTTGATGTTACGTATACCTTATTTTGATTTATAAGATTAATACCATATACTATACTATCTCTTCCTTTAGATACTGGTAATACCATATGACCATAACTATTTAATTCAGCTATTGATTTTGGTTCTGCACTATCAGCATATATTATATCTGTAACATTATTGCTCTTTAATAAATTACTTATTTCAGAATTTAATAAACCTTTTTGATATATTACCTCATCAAATATATATGAATCATTATATTTATATAAAGCTATTAATGTAGTTGGATCTACACTATATCCAAAGTCCATACCATAACATAGTAATCTAGCATCTGATGGTAAATCAATCTCTCTCCAATCTGGTATACAAGCACCTTCTAATCTACCTACTTGTCCTAATCCATATACTTTCCACCAATTAGACCAATAATCACTTTCATTAGCTTTTTTTCTTGCTAATTCTATCTCATCTATAATTGATTTAGGTAATGCCTCGTTGTCTAAATAAGTTAAGATGATAAAATCTACATCTCCATCATTAAGTAACTCCCTGTGTACCCAGAATTCATTTGTAGGATTGTAGTCTAACCATATATCACCTGAAGTACGAATAGCTAATTGATTATAAGCTTCAAATGGTACGTTATTACACTCATTTATATATAATATATTTCTTCTTGCTCCTCTTAATTTGTCTGGTTGGTCTACGCTAAAGAATTCTATATAACTACCATTAGCAAATGTATATTTTAATGTTGACTTATTAAACTGTACATCTCTATATCTATTAGTCATCATCATTATCTTTAAGAAGTCTTTTAAAGCTCCTCTTCTTAAATGTGGTATAGATTCTGATACTACACTTATTTCTAATAATGGTTCTCTTATTGCTTTATCAATTAAAATAGGCAATACACCAAATGTTTTACCAGCTGATGTACCACCTTGAATGATACGCTTACGTTTCTTTAGACGCAACATCTTTTTAATAGCAGTAGTAACTACAAACTCACTCATAAAAGTGTCTTAAATGTATTATAAATCACTTATATTAAATAGTGGTTGTTCGCTATTCAATGTAATATCTTTAGTTTCTCTTGGTTTACCAGCATAATAGTTATAGAATAACTGTACAAATTTAAAATCACCAGCTTCTAATCCTTTATTAAGTGCTTCAAATGCTAATGGTTCTAATGGTTTTAATTTTTCTATTAATGCTACTTCTTCTGATTTTGAAGGTCTACCTGCTCCTTCTCTTGCTCCACCTCTTTTATTTTCCATTTGAATTAATTTGTTTATTCAATTTAAAAATAATATAAATAACTAACTGTTAAATCGTTTAACTAATATCTTTCTATATAAATCGTTTACTGATTCTTTATTACATCCTCTATTGTAGTAAAAGTTCATCACTCTTTTTATTCTTTGTAGATCTGATTGCTTTTGTTTTTCTTTTGCTGTCATATTGTATTGTATATTATTAAACCTATTATAGATGCTATTATTAACCAAGCACTAATTTCTATTATTATTCTTTCTTGTTTGTTATTCATATCTTGCTTTTTCAATTATAAGTTTTCAATGTTTTTGCTGATGTCTCCGACATTTGTGTCGGGGACATTTTCTAAAATAGTTTTTTTAAATGATATATTTCTGCATCTCTTAATATAATTTGCCCTACCAATTCGCTATTTTCTAATTTTAAATTATTGATTTTAAATACTAACCATATTAATAAATAAACTAAAAAAGGTATAGTAGATAATAATAATATTATTATAATTTTTTCCATATCTTAAACTATTTTGTGTCCGTTAATATTATACCCTTTCTTTACCGCTATAGATATTACAGGTAGTTTAACTTTTAAAAAGGTAGCTGCTTCTTTATATGTAGTAAATGTATAGAATTCTTTATCTGGTGATAGTATTGTAATTGTTTTTCTTTTCTTAGTTTTTATCTTACCATCGTAAGTATTATCTATTATAGTTTGTAAGCAAGAAAAGTCGTCTTGTTCCCATTGGTTGTATTGTTTATCCCATAGGTAGCACTTAGGTTGTTTATATAGTATATCTATTACATCGTAAATATTTTGCTTATTCATATCTTAGTTTTTTATAAATGAAAATATATGTTCTACTATTGGTAAAGTCCATCCATCACCTAGTAAGCTACCTGCTTTTGCAGTTGTAAGTATATCACAATAATTATCAGGGAAGCCTTGAAGCCTACACATTTCTATTTTGTTTACTGTTCTTACTAAATCTCCATCGTAAATTATATTAATAAATTGCCTTTTTGCTCTTTTCTTAATACTTTCCTGGCTTGTACAAACTCTACTTTCGCTTTCTAATAATGCTAAAGCTTTATCTCTTTCAACTTCACCACTAGTTATAATATCTTTAAACATTATACATCTATCTTTTGGCTGTGGTATATCAGTAAGTAAATCAAACATAGTTTCTTTAATTCTTATGTTGCTCCAATAGTATCTATCTCTTAATTGTGCAGTTACTAAACTACTATTAATTCTAACAGGGTAAACTCCTAATGCTCTACTCATAATACCTACATCTTCTTTTCTTGCACTACCTACATTTTCTTGTAAGAATAATACTTTAGGGTTTAATTGTTTTATGTGTTCTAATATTTCTACAAATGTAAAAAATAAACTTGACTTCTTCCCATTAATTCCTGCTCTTTTACCTGCAGCACTTAAATCTTGGCAAGGTGATCCACTTAATACTAAATCAATACTACTCCAATCTATATTCCATTCTTTCCATTTAGTTACATCTCCTACCTGAATAGTATCAGGGAAGTGATGCTGTGTTAATTCTATTGCATAAGGTTTAATCTCACTTGAATAATACTTATTTACTTTGATACCTACATTCTCTAATGCTTGGCGACCTGTGTTCATTCCATTAAACAAGCTTAGTACATTCATAACCTACTTCTTTTTTAAATTCAGTTAGTAATTCTTTTACATCAATAATAACAAGGTCGCTATCTTTTAGTAACCAGTATGCAAACTCTACAGCATATTCATCAGGTGTAATATATTTGCTTATCTTTTCTCCTGCTAGTAATTGTATTGCTGCACTATACTTTTCCATTAAATCTTTATCGTAATCTTTAATATCGTTAAATACATTAATTCCGTGTAATACTGTAGCGTGGTTTTTATCTAGTGTATCTCCTATCTCTTGTAATGAATAACCTCTATCTCTTAATAGCTTATAGTAAATCATTCTAGCTTCTATAAACTCATACTTTCTTGTTTTAGTTGTTATATCTACTCCTGTTACTTTTTGTATTGTATTTAATATCTTAGTTTTTATTTCTTCTTTAATCATTTCTTAAATTTTAATCTTATTTTACTTCCTAATTGTTTTGCAAATACAGTTAAAGTTATAAAAGATACCATTTCAATAGCTCTGTAAATACCAGCACAAACTTCGTAATCTTCTACAGCTTCATACTCTGTAATAATTTCTCTTAGTTCATCTATTGTAGATCCGTTTTCAAGTTCATACAAAGCTATTTTAAAGTGTTCTTCTATTCTTTCTTTATCCATCTTATAATATTCCTCTTAGTACATATTGGTCCAGGTCTACTCCTTCAGTTTGAAAGAAGTATTTATAGTTGCTAATACCTTACTTAAACTTTTCTTCTCCTTTAGCGTAAAATTCATCACTACATTCAAATATAGCTATATCTAAACTACCTTTGTCTATTGCAATAAATACAAAGTTATCTACACCAAACATTTCTCTATACAGCCAAGCTTGTAAATCGTAACTATATTTATCTGCTGAGTATCTAAAATCTTTTATACCTGTAGTAGTTTTTAAATCTATAATAGTATTACCTTGTATTATATCTGCTTTTGCTCTAATTGGTATACCATCTATCATAGCTATTTGTGGTACTTCAAATTCTGCTTTAGTCAAGTATTCTTTTACTGCTTCATTTCTAAACAAAGCGTCTGTTAATCTTTCTGCTGCTTTTAGTTCACTATTAGTGTAAACTTCTTTTCCTGTTTCTTTTGCTAGTTTATATTCTTTACTTGCTTTTGTTGCAGCTTCTACGAAAACCATATCATCTAATTTATTTGGTTCTAATACCATTGTGTGGAATAGTTTACCATCTCTTAAAGCTTGTGTTTCACCTGAGCCATATTTAGTTGTAAAGTAATAAGTTTTAGGTGAAGATAACAAAGTTTTAATACTTGAACTACTTAAAGCGTTTTGCCCTAAGTAACCATAGTAAAAACTATCATCGTACATATTATCTAATATTTCTTCTTTATCCCAAACTTTGCCATCAAATGTAGTTATCATATTATCTTATTTTAATGTTGTTTAATAATTGTTCTGTTTCGTC